GCTTTGCAAATTGCTTGTCTTCTACCGACTTATAATATTTGTTATACATATCGGCTAGTTCTTCTGGCTTCTCTATCCATTTGTCCTCTAGCTTCATATAATTCTTTTCGGCTGTTCCCTTGCTGACTTTATTAGCTACCTTTTCCCAAAATACTTTAAAAAGGGGATTATAATTCGGTTGTTTTATCTTCTTAGGGTAACTGGTAGGGGTAGGGGTATGGGGTAGGGGGGTTTTGTCTAGGTTATCGCTAGGTTTTTTTGGTCTACCGCCAAGCTTCCCATTTTCCTTAGAAGCTTCCATACGCCTTGATATATAAAGATATTCTTGTAGTTGTCTTTCGTTTTGGTACTTATCATTAACTAAAACAAAAAATTCTTGAAGAACATTATCACAACTTTTTTTCTCATTATCGGTAAAACAATTAGCTATCCTGTATTGTGTACTAGAGTCATTTGGTATACCCGAACAGCGTTTATTCCAGTTAAAACATAGCAAACGAATGTATATACCGACTTCTTCATTACTAAGGTGTTGAGTACCCGCCACAAAGTCTTCTGTGAATAGATACCATGCCTTTAGTTTTTCTTTTGGCTTTGAATTTTCATAAATAATCATTTCGAACTCCAATTTAGTTGATTGTAACCCCTCTAAGCGTAAACCTAAAGGGGTTTCTTGGTTAATATCCCCAAACTTCCTTTCTAGCTTGAAATACTGTAGGTTCTTTCCAAATCCAGTTATCGGGGTTTGGCACTAAAGTATTTCTAACCTCATCTGGCGTGTTAACATTTTTAAGGTAATTACCCATAACTTTAAGAATATGCTTACATATGTTATAAGGTTGCGAATAATCGTCTAATGTCATTGCTATATACTGAGCATCTAATGTTTTTGTAGGGTTCTTTAGATACCATAGTATTTGCTTGGCATTTGTTGCTTTCTGATAAATAGACTGTTGCATAGCGTGAGAAATACTTATCCTTTGCGGAAGGCTTTTAGACGTTTTCAAGTCAATATAGAAATCTTCTTTAGTATTCTTATCCTCAAAATGAAAATCGGTGTACCCAACAAAAGGAATAGTATCTATTTCTAACTCTACCTTTTTTTGATAATTTAATAAAGTCCATCTATAAGCATAAAACTGAAACTCTTTTGTTCCTCTTTCTAACAAGGGTACTAAGTTATTCCGTTCATCTTCTGTTTTCGGGTCATTAATCCTTGAGCAATTAGTATCATACTCCGCTAACATCTTTTCTGTAGCTTCTTCTAAAGATATTCCATTTAGAAACATATTGATACCAGACTCGACACATTGCCCTCTAATACCAGACGCACTTGTAGGGAAATCATAGCCGAATATTCTTTTTAACGCCCATCGTTCACGATAAAAAGCGAACTCATTAAGATGTGAGAACGATAAAGGCAACAAATCAAACTTTTCGAAATGCTCCCTCATATTACATCCATATAATTTTGAGTGTACTTTTTGTTTTCTTCAATCTGTTTTTTCAAATCGAAGCATAAATCATGGGCGTTACTTTGTCTGCCGAACTTAATCATATATTCATTAAGAGCATCCAGAAGGTTATCCATAACCCTTATTTCGCTTGAATGTTTTGCTAAACCTCGTTCTTTCTGCTTATCAATTTTTCTTTCCATTTCAAATTCGAAAAAGGTCTTTGAATTATCGTAGTTAACCATTAGCTTTCCCCTTTTCTAATGAGTATTCAGCAAAGGTTTTGCCATCGACTTTCTTCTTTTGCGTGATGATATTATGACCCTTTTGCCTTAAATCGAATATTCTAGAACTAAGTCTAAAACATCCGAAATTGTTCAAAGCTTCAAGGGAGGTTATTTTGTTACCTATCTCAAGGTACTCTAAGATTTGTTTGTTTTGTGATTCTGACATTGTAACTCCTTTCTATAAGTTATGTCGCATTTGCTCACGTTCATTGACCACCTTAGTTCTTAGGTCATCTCTAAACGCTTTGAAGGATTCGAACCTTATTTTGGCTCTATTCCTTTTCTTTAAGGTTTCACTAAATCTGTTAGTAAAATCCTTAAACTTGTCATGGGTAAATATTAACCCATCTAACTCTTTCATATTCTTATACATTTTTTGTCTGGAAAATTGAAGCGTTAGTTCCGCTATAATCATTTTTTCCTCTTTTTTCATTAGTTCAACGGCTGTATCTAAATCAGCAAATATCATCCCTAATTCTTCTTGTTTGTGAGATATTTTATGGGGGTCAAATTGTATCGAATAAATATCGCTCATTTGATGCACTCAGAATAGGTTATCATATACCCCATTTTGTCCTTGTAACTGTCGTGATGCTTTGGGTTAGCCTTTAGCCTTACTGTCTTTTGCCAGTCGTTACATAAGGCAACATGATAAGGCTTCACCTCTATTCCTAGAATGACTGACCAACCTTTTGCTATCTCTTCATGGTTTGTTTTTATATCGCCATAATCTCTTCCGCGAGTTTCAACGATACTCACTACCTCTTTACATAATTTTTCACCAACCATCTGGATTTTCCTTTTTCCACTCTATTCGTTCTAATAAATCTTTTTTCCACTGCTCGTTAAGTTCCTTGTCAGAATGTCCAAGCGTATGACACTTGCGACATAAAGCATAAAGATTATCTATGCGGTTCAGCCTGTTATTTTTGACTCCACCCATACCCTTAGGTATTAGGTGATGTATATCCACCGCGACCTCTTTATGACAATTCCAACAGATGGGAATATCATTTTCGTGATACCCCCAAAAGTCAGAAAAAAGCTTCTTATAGTTCTTTAAGGTTTTCATTAAATGCCCTTACTGCATTTTTGGTTAGTTCCTCAATATCATTCACTGAGAAGTGACCAGAACCCATAGACCTTCCGACAACACCAGTAACAAATATATCTAACCGCTGTGTATCGCTTTTATTCATGCCACCAGTAGCAGGTTTAGGTGTATAGGTATTATTTGCCTGTGGCATTGGTTGTGGTGGTTGCGGTGCTTGTGTAGGCGTATACACTGGCTGTCCGTTATCTGGCATGGATGCTATCTCAACATCTTTAATATTCGTGTACTGATTACCATTAGCTGACGTTTTCGTGTTGATAACTGTATAATTTATCGCATCGCCTTTCTGTGGCATAGGGTTCATTACTGTACCCCTGTAATAAAGCCTAGTGCCATCTATTAAGTCGATAGAGTAATTAGGAACTCCATCTTTCGTATTATCAAAAATTTTATCTATTATCATTTAGTTATTCCTTATTATTTATTGATTACATTATAGCCACGACCCTCTAAACACCTATTAACAAAATCCTTTCTGGTATTTGCTTTAGGTGAGAGCCATAGCACTCTCCACCTTAGACCATTATAGACTGCTTTGCTTTTATCCCAAACGTAACTTGTCTGGTCTTGTACTAAGCTTTTGCAAGTGAAATAATCATCGTGAAATCGGTTCATATCGCCTTTGATATTTGCCGATGATTTCCCTCTAGAGTCAACTATTGGCATGGTAGAACACCCACCAATAAAAACTGCTGACAATAAAGTGAAAATTAGTTTTGATTTCTTCATGTGAACTCCAATTCAATTTAAAACCTATATCAGTTTTTTGGTTATGTCTATGTAAAAGCCACTAAAAAGAAATAACCAAGTCCAAAAAGCATAATTAAAAATGCACTATCAAAAACGATTTCTAATAATTTTTTCATCTTTTACTTGCTCCAAACTTTTGTATTTTATTTTTCATCAGCTTTTGTAAAACCAACTGGTCTAAGTGTTTTTTTACCGAAAAGTACAACGTCAGTTCTGCTTGTACCCCATTCTTCTCTAAATCTTCTTTGTTGGTTTCCCTAGCTTTGGTAACTATCTGGCAATATTCTTTTACTAAGCCATAATATTTAGCCACCGACATATTGAGAACCCTAGCTGTGTAAAGCGTTGTATTCCCTATTTTTGTGGGTTTATCTATCATTATCTTACCCCTTCAATGATTTTAGGTCTGTTGATTACTGTCTGCTTAGTTCCATCGTATTTTCTGTGGTCTTTGATGGTAGCCTTAACTGTGATGGTGCTATCTAATTCAACATCAAGAAAAGAATTACCCCAATAGGTGAAGACGTTGCCTTGAGCATCTTTAAGAGTGTTCAAGAAGCTTACACCAAAGTCTGTATCAAAGCCTTTTCTGAAAGTAAGGGTAAGGTCAAATGTACCCCTGTCTTTTACTTGTCCAACAAACTGTGACTTGTTTTTTGTAAGTATCTTTTCTTTCTTCCAAGATAATCTTTTCGCTCTTTGTGCTACACCCTTTTCAGAATAGTTATAAGCAATGTTTTTAAGGGCATTTATTTCATTGCTCAAAGCCACCTTGTCTATATAGCGAATGTGGTTCTTTTGTTCTCTCTTAATTTGTGCTTGAACTTGCTTGAGAGTATATAACTTTACGCTACGCTTGCCCTTTCCACCACATGACCAACAGGTGTCTGGAAATGCACCATTCCAAGTTTTTTTCCAGTAGATGCCATCGCCATTGTTACACTTTAAACAATGACCCTGCCCATAGGCTTTTACACCTCTTCTATCAGCTAGGTAGACAACTTTACCAGAATAAGGGGTGGTATCATCCATTGCGGTGTACCAAATTTTTTCTTCTTGTTTACACATTTTTGAACTCCAATTATTATTATTAGGGTAGGGGGGTTTCCCCCCCCTGTTGATTAGCTAACCTTTCTAGCTTTGTGAAAAGACCAGACAAGGTTTGTATACTTCTTGGTGTAGTT